CATAATCAGTAATCTGCTCAGTCTGTTTCATTTGGACTTTTGCATCACCGTTTGCACCCATAGGCGAAGTCGATTCAAGTCCACCATGTTCAAAAGTTTGAGGAGCATACTTGCTGTTAACAGGGTCTGCCGTCAGCTTGTTGTTGCGATGTGTTTCATTTATCTTACTAAAGACTTTGTGAATTTCTTCAGATATAACACCATCTTTCAAAAGGTCATCAAGGCTACTTTGGTTTAAGTCATAGTCCTTATTATAGTAGAACTGTCTGCCTATTTCTACATTATTAAGTCCAGCAACTTGTCCGTTGAATGATTCATCAGAAGTTGAATATTCATTCGCCCAACCGATATTACTACCGCCAAGCATAATATTTGACGCAATAAGAGCTTCAGTAGACTCCAATGTTTCAGCATGACGTTTCTTTTCATCGTCACTTAGTCCGTTCAACACTTCAATGTATTTATCATTCGCTGAAATCATCTTTTGAGTTATATCACTTTGTGCCTCCATATCACGCACATTTTGATTTTCTGCATTGTCTTGCATAATATTATCAAGTGACATTTGTGCCTTAGTCGCTTCTAATTGAGTATTATACAGTTTTTCAGGGTCAGCAACATTAACCCATCTGTCGCCGACAAGAATACGAGTATCACGTTCTTTTAAAGTGTTTTGGAATTCAGCATTTTTCTTTGTGACTTCAAGATTCTGTTTGGCAACTTCTAATTGCTCTTTTAACTGTTCAATACGGCGATTATAAGCATTTGTAATTTGTTGTTCTTGATAGTAATCTTCTTCACCTAATGTACTGATGTCAGATTTATACTTCTTATAGGCTCTTGCCATTTCATTATTCAAGCCATTGATAGTATTCATCATATCTGAGTAGTCATTCTCATTAAAGAGCAATGCCCTTGTATCATCATCTAACCACTGAGAAAGATTTTTATTTGCAATAAGTTCACTTTGATAATCCAAAGCAGCATCTCTCAATGATTGCTGGAATGAATACTGTTCTTGTAATGCAGAAGTAAGAGCTTTCTCTTTATTCAAACGAACGTCTAAGATTTTATTAAGCTTTTCATAACGACTGGTTTCTAACTCAATCTTTTGATTTGCTTCTTCTTGCTCTTGGTCTTGAATTTCATTATTTAAGTTACGAATGTTTTCAGTACCTTCAAGATATACTTGAGAATTTTTCTGCATTTCAGAAGCAAGTTGCTTAAAGACCTGAACTAAGTCACTTCCACCAATACCCTCCAATAACTCAACAGTTTCATTATATGCCGCATCATTAAAGCTACCGTCCGCATTATATAGCTCACTCATCTT